TCATATTTCAATTCTTTGCAAATCATCGTTGTAAAGTATAACCTGGTTTCCGACAACCTCGCCACCATAAGAATTGTTAGCAACATACTCCCATATTATAGCCCAAGCATTCAAACTTTCGTCATACGACACCGCAACTTTCTTTGGATTAAATGAATATTTATTTTTCAAATTTCTAAGTAAAGCATCACGAGATAAAGTAATCATTCTATCAATTTTCTCATAGCCCAGCTTATCAAATTCCGATTTAGAAGACATGTATTCAAAATAGATATTAATATTTTGTTCCTTACCATCCTTAACAGCCACTTTCACATCACCATGAAGTCCTGAGACTACATCATTAGTTTTTTGACTGACTTCAAACTTTGCCGGATTAACTATTTTGTTTTGCGCTTGAAATACAGAGAAAATTAAAATCGGCAATAAAATTATTAGTTTTTTCATATTATAAGATTAGGTTAATAGTAAACTCCTTTCTGTCTTCTAACTTCAACAACATTTGTGACAATTGCACATTCTTTCAAATTTATCCAAAAATCTGGATAATGTTCTTTATCCGGATTTCTTGATTCTAACAGCAGATCGCCAGTTTCAACATTATGTTCTTTGATTTTTTTTGTAATAAAACCTTTATCGTAATGAAAGAATGTAAAATCCCATTTATTGATGTGAAACTTATTTTTCCAGTATATTCTTGGAACCTCCCTTAATAATAATTTATCACCATCTGCAATCGAATCTATAGATCCATCATTCATAGAATCACCGGTACTATCAATTTCAAAGTATCTGCCTTTGGCATCATGATCTAAATAAATTACTCTTTTTTCCAAATCATCTAATAATTCATCTGCATAATAATTTGATTGCAAATTCAAACCTGCTTTTGCTGTAATAATGATCACTTCTTTAGGAAATCGTTTTGTTTCTGAAAATTTACCATCAACATGTTTATAGATATCAATATCATTTTCTGTCATCATCTTATCTACATCAAAGTCTTTCATTGACTTTGAGTCTAAAGAATTCCAATTCTTATCCAGATTAAGAATATCTAATATTATATCTAATTTTATATTATCTGGTTTTGTTTTACCTGTTATCCAATTATTTAAGGTTGTTGGATGAATTTTAGCTTTCACAGCTATTGAATTCTTTGTAAAGCCCTTACTTTCAATAGCATTCAAAAGCCTTTCACCAAAGGATTTTTCCATTTTTAATAGTTTTAATCTATAATTTAATATCTAATAATAGATAAATAATATCTAAAATATCTAAACAACATTGCTTTGTATCTAATATTAGATATATATTTGCATATCTATTAACAACAACAACAACGACAAAGGTAATTAAATATTGAAAAACCTGATTTACGGGTAACCGTAAAAGTTGAAAAAATTAAATGTTATGAATGCACTTGACCACTTTTTAGCAAATGTAACTGACGAATTCGGTAACAACATAGATTTTTCAAATATTGAAAATGAAGGCTTTAACGGTATCATTTGTATCGGTGATAATTCAGCTGAAATCAGCATTGATAAAGATTCATTTACCGAAATAGAAAACGATTTATCAGATGACGAACAAATAATGCTAAACGCATTTATAGAATACACTCAATCTGAAATGAAAAATCAGAAGTTTTTCATTCAGAATATAAAAACAACACAATGGACGCTTTTTTAAGAAATATTCTTGAACAGATGCCCTTATCAGAATTAGAAAGTCTGGTAGAGCAAAAGCGAAAGATGTTAGCGCCAAAAAAGCAAACACAAGATGACGAAATCAAAGCATACTTACTTAAAAACGTACTTAAATACAAAAATAAATTAATCACTAAAAATTAAGAAAATGGCAAAGCAAAATTCAACTCAGAAAACAGAAACACAATCACCAGTTCAACAAATGGCAGGTACCGAAGTTTCATTCTTTATACCAAATACTGAAGAATTAGGGACTTTAGATACACTTGAAGACAAATTCAGTCTTACAATGAAGTATAAAACCGCTGAAGATTGGGCAATGTTGAAAGATCAAGAAATCAGATGTTTTTACATGGGTACTAAAGAAATACCCAACGACAAAGAAGAGCTTGTTACTTGTGGTGTTTTCGTGACTAAAACAGAATGCTTCATTGCAGGTGGCAAAACCTTAGTCGATGCAGTTCGCCAACTACCAACAAAATCACCTATTTCTATTATTTACAGAGGTAAAAAGACTAACAAGTCAGTAGAAGGTTCAACAATGATTTTTGACGTAAAAACTTTAGGCTAACATGTTATTCACTTATTCACCAACATTAGAAGAAACAGACGTTATTCAAGCCCTCGATTTTGAGGGTTTGGAAACTCTGGACGAAGTAAAGACCGAAGCGCAAATAAAGCGTGAAAAATGGGACAAATCTAGATTGACGTATTTCTCAGGTTCTGAAATGGATCGCCTTTGCGGTTATGAGACTAAAGATGAATTGCCCGATGGTGCATACTCATATATCTCTGAAAAGGTCTACGAAACTATTTTCGGTGAAAAATACAAAGGCGACATTTTCGAAAGTGAAGATGTTCTAAGAGGTAAAAAATATGAATTACCAGCAGTTAGAGCAGTTGAAAAAGAAACTAACATTTCATTCTCATTTACTGGCGAAAATCAGAAGTTTTTCAAAAGAGGCGGTTTCGGTGCAACACCTGACGGTTTGAGCAAAATGTATTCACTTGAAATTAAGTGCCCAAATTTCGCAAACCACAATAAGTATAAAAGAATGAAAAAAGGTGAAGACCTTAAAAAATTCGAGAAAAAATACTGGTATCAAGTTCAATCTGAAATGTTCGTAACAAAACGAGATAAAGCAATTTTCGCAAGCTTCTATGTGAACGAAAAAACAGGTTACACAGACCTATTTTGGATTATCGTGAATAAGTGTGACAAAACTCAAGATTTAATTCAAAACCGTGTTAACATGGCAAATGTTGAGAAAAGAAGACAAGTTAAGACCTACAAAAAACCGATAATAATTGATTAAAATGAGTCACGATAAACCAATAAACCCACAGATTCAAAGCCTTACAAATGATGTCTGGTTCAATCCTGATAATCAAGGTTTAAACATCAGAGAATACTACGCAGGTTTAGCATTGCAAGGATTAAAGTCTAATCCAAATTTAAGCAACAACACACCAGCTTTTATTGCTGAACAATGTGTAAAACTTGCCGATGCTTTAATAATTGAACTTCAAAAACCTTTTAAGCCAAATGCTGACTAATGTAGCTTCAAAATCAGAGATTAAAGCAGAATTAGAGAAATATCAGTTTCACACAGAAATTCATCTTTCTGAAAATCCAGAAGAGGTAGTACTATGGGCTCAAGAAGCCCTTGTATACCTCGGCAGAACCGCTAAGTTGATCGCAGACGCTCAATATCACAAAGATCGAAAAATGAGAAGCGAGCTAACTGAACAAATTAAGACCATCGTTGCATTTGCACCATCTACAGCAAACAAATTTGTCGATAGTCTTATGGAAGAAGAAAACTATTTATTGAAATGGGCTGAGCGTCAAAATGCTGCATTTGCCCGCCAAATCGATTTCGCTCGAACAATCATCAGCAAAGCAAAAGAAGAACTTAAATATACTCATACAAATACTAACTAATGAAACTACAAACAAAATTTGAGGAAGAAGTTTTAATCACTTCTGATGTTGAACTCATGAAAGGTATGTATACCCGAAAAAGAGTATTAAGAGGCTGGAGCGAAGACTTTATTGACGAAGATACTGGCGAGGTTGTCTCAATTGAAAGACATGAGATAGTTATGGATCGTGGTATTTTAATCGATAACAGTAACATTTCAATTCTACAATTTCATTTAGCTGCAGGTGACCTAGAGTCAGTTGAGCTAAGCAATCAAAAAAGAGATGGAATTTTCTATTCTAGCATGGGTTCGATATGGTCTGTTACAGCTTCAATAAATGGTAAAAATAAAAATATTTACCTCTATGCAAATTCTCCCGATATGGCACTTGCAATCGCTAAGGATTTTATTGAACAACAATATCCCGGAGGATTTGGCATTTCCAGTCTTAAAGAAATGGCAATGATGCACCTGCTTACCAAATTAAGTCAAGAAACCGACGGTGAATTGAAATTCTACAAAATAGAAGTTGAGATCGAAAATGAAGCAGGTTCATACAATAGAATTTACATCGTACGTGCAACCGATGCAGAAAATGCGAAAGCTTTAATTGATGCTTATGTTATTTCTGAAAACAACAAATTGGAAACGCCAGTTGAAGAACTACACCTCACGTTGCTTTCAGCAAGCACAGTTCCTTGCGAAGCTATGATTGACTTTGATTTCTGCAATAAATATTTTGAAGCAGATAAAGAAAAATAAACTGGTCGGGGATTTAGCTTAGTCAGGATAGAGCAAGGGTGATCACATTAACAAGACCTAAGGCGCAGGTTCGAATCCTGCAATCTCCACAATTAAAATTAAAAAAATGAATCAAGACGAATTACTATTAATCAGAGATTTCACTTCTACAGATGAAAAAAGAGAAATAGCGGGTAAACACAACTACCAAAAAGATACTGTAATGGCCATCATTAGAAATGATCGAAGAATTACTGCTGATAATGAAATTATGATGCAGGAACTACTTGAAAAAGCTAAGGAGAATAAAAATAAAAAACAACTTCAAAAATAATTACCATGTCTCAGACTTCAGTAAAAGCATTTCAGGAGATTTCTGAGCAAATCCCTGAGAAAAGAAGAATCGTTTACACGGCTCTTAAAAATAACCCGAATAACTCATTTTATCGTATTGCATTTATTCTGGGTTGGAATGTAAATAAAGTTTCAAACCGGTTCAACGAACTCGAAAATGCAGGTCTTATTGAAAAAACAGGTGAAGAAACTAGAGGAAAGTTCACAAGAGATCGATTTTCTATCATAACTGATGTTGAAAAGATTATTGAAAAACAAAATGAATTATACGTCTTCTTCGTTGAAACGAAATCTCAACTTGAGGCAGATCACCATCGTTGCCAAACAAAAGAAGGAAAGGAACTTTTAAGAAAGAGAATCCAATACCTGAAAGGCAAAATTTCAAACTTGAAAATGCATTCGGTATGAGTAAGCAGTCAAGTGAAACATGCAGAAATGATAGAGCTAAGGCAATTAAATATCACAGAGCTTTAAAAGAAAGTTACGGATTAGCAATATTTTCAAAATCAAGAAAAAGAGAAACGGTTTTAATCAGACGAATGTTAGTTACTTTCATGGTAAATGAAAAGCAATTCAAGGAATGTTTTATAGCCAAAATATTCAATGTAAGTCACGCTGCAATATTCTATTTCATGAAGCCTATTATTGATAAGGAATTTGAAAGATTCTACAGATTGAATATCGAAACACTAAGAGAAAATTTTGAAAAAATAGACAATCATGTCATTTCATCATAGAGGTATAGAATATTTCATTGGCCTCTATTCTACAAAATTTACAATATCTATTCCCGCACTAAAAAACTACTTCAAAGAGATTGAAGTAAAGAAGGTCGATACCGCTCACTCAAAAGCTCAAACAATTATAGAAGATGAAATACAAAGAATTTCTAAAGATAAAATCTAAAATTACACACTTATGAAAACCGAAAAAATCCAGATGTATTTTGAAGATAGAATGAAGCTTTTATCAAGGCTAGGAGATAAGTCTATTGATATTGCGATTTTAGACCCTGAATATGGTATTAATGCGCCTGATATGTCTATGGGTTCAAATCCCAAAAGAAAAGGTGCAAATCAATATCCTGGCGTAAGCACAGCAAAGAAAGTTAAAGGTCGATTAAATCAAGGTGGCGGTAAACTTAAAAATAGATTATTGAATAAATCTGAAATAGATTGGGACAATGCAATTCCTTCGCCTGAATTCTGGAAAGAAATATTCAGGGTTTCAAAAAATCAAATTGTTTTTGGTGGCAATTATTTTCCAGATTTATGGGAAAAAGGCGCAAGAGGAATTGGTTTTTGGGATAAGTTACAGCCATGGGAGAATTTCTCTCAATTTGAACTAATATGGACTTCTTATGACTGTCCTGCTTTTAAAATCGAGCATTCAAATACTGGTGGCGCAAATAGAGAAACTAAAATACACCCAACTCAAAAACCAGTTGTAGTATATAAACATCTGCTTAAAAAATTTGCAAAGCCTGAAGATGTAATACTTGATACTGGTCATGGTTCCGGTTCTATTATTATCGCTTGTCATGATTTCGGTAATAAAATTATATCCTGTGATAGCAATGCTCTTCATTTTCATGATTCGTTACTGCGAGTTGAAGATTATGTAAAACATCATACAAGTTTATTCCAACCAGCAGAACTTTTAAGTCAGCAAACATCATTTGATTATTAAGTACGTATAAACTACAAACAAGAATGGCAGAAGATAAAAACGGTTTTCTACTCTATAAAGATCTTATCAAAACTGTTCAAAAACTCCCAAAGGATAAAGCTGGAGAATTATTTATGCACATATTAAAATATGTAAATGATGAAGAACCAGAAACCGACGATTTACTAATTGAAGTTGCCTTTGAACCAGTAAAACAGAAGTTAAAAAGAGATCTTAAAAAGTACGAAGAAACAAAGGAAAAGAATCGGGAAAACGCTAACAAGCGATGGCAAAAAGAAAAACCGACCGAATCAAGTGGCACTAAAAAAAATGCGACCGCATCCGACCGCATACCAGAGCATGCCAAACATGCCGATAGTGATAGTGATACTGGTAATGATACTGATAGTGGTAATGATACTGACTTTCTTTTAGAAAAAGAAACAAAATCAGATTTGCAATCTGAAGAAGTTCCTAAGGAATTATTTGAAGATGATAAATCACCAGATTCAGGAGAAAGAAAAAAAGTTCCGCCAAAAAAAGAAAGTGATGAGGTGGAAATTAATTATCGGTTTGATTCAAAAATTTTCATAGCTCAATGGAACTTGTACAAAGTCTTCAGAAAAAAGAAACACAGGTTTACATTTCTCGACAATGATTCCGAAAACAGAAAGCTCACAGAATTATTTAATCTCAGCAATGGCGATGAAAAGTTCGCAATAAAAATTATTCAAAACAGCATTGATAGCGGATACAAAGGATTATTCCTTCCAAAAAACTTAGACAATGGAAAATCAACTCACAACAACTCAAACAACGGATTTACAAAAACAACAGCTGCAAGTAGCAATGCAACATCCGGGAAAACATCCGCTACTACAGCTATTGCCCGCCACCTTGCAAAGCTCTCTTCCGGCAATAGTCAAAGCGGAGATTTCACAGCCGATGCTGAAATCCTGTGACGATCTTACTCAAGAAGTTTTTGCACTTCAGGTTCTAAATTTCATAAATCCAAATCTAGAAAATCCTGATTTCGACGATCCGAATAGCGACGGAAGTTTAAACAAGCAAAAAATAAAAGATTTTGCAAAGAAAAGCAGACTTACACCTCAAGAATTCTTAGACGCCCTGGATTTGGTTCCTCGTGATGAACTCACAACCATAGAACAACGTCCGAATGGTGAAGACTTCGAAAAACCGTTGAAATTATTTTCTAGGATAGATTCTAAAAATCTCATCGAAATTGAAACAGCTTACATCAGATACCGCAGTAAAAATAAGCTATATGAGAAAGGAAAAGCTGAATTAAAAGCATTTCTCATGCCTCCAGTGCAAGAGTCTACTCAAGAGCAAAAAGAAGCTCAAAATCGAAAATTTTTAAAAGAAGAATATCAGCGACTTCAGATTAGAGGTTTCGTGTTAGGAACTACAATTTTTTATGACATGCTTAGACCAAACTACAAAGTTGTAAATATTGCTTTCATTGAAATTTTCTTACAAACCTTCAAACCCGAGGTTTTTGAAGACGAAATTAGAAGCACTGAAGTTCATTTGGCGAATAGCAAAAAAATAATAAAAAGAGACGTTCTACTTGCTTTCAAAGAATTGTTTGTAAAAACATATATCGAAAAAGCACAGTTGAAAAGTTTGTCGGAAAGTGAATGGATTGAGCACTGGAAGAATATAAAAAACAATACATAACACAATGAAAGATAAATTGGAAATGATAGTAAGGAACGAAAAATTAGACAGCTATTCTCTTTACGAGCTTAAAACAGCTGGACTGATAATTAAAATCACCTTCAGTCAATACGTGATTACTAAAAAGGGGTTGAAACTAATAAAAGAAATATAAAAAATGGACAAAAAGATTTTAAATTTTGTACTGATCTCAGTGTATCATACAAAAGCAGATGACAAAAGTTTTTATTTCTGGCGACAAAATAACGCAGGTTACACCAGAAATTTAAATGAAGCAGGGAATTATACCAATTCTCCTAAAGTAAAAAATGATACGCTTTACCAAGCCGAAGGATATCATAACACTTTGAGAACATTACCACTCGTAAAAGACAGCGATCTGTACTTAAGGCTTGAAAAAGCTGAAGACGGAAAGTACACAACAATTCTAAACAACGAGCACAATTGTCGACTGCTTGGAATTATCAACGGCAACGGAAATAATCTAAAAAGAGGTAGACACTAAAATTGAAATATGGAAAATACATTAGAAAACAGATTAAAATTTTATGCTCAACATTTAGGGCAAAACATGATTATTGAATCAGATTGTTTCAAGTCTGAAAACGGAAACGATATTATTCATACACAATTAGTATCTGTAAGTTTAAAAGGAATTGAATGTAATAATTGGATTCCAGTTACCGAACATACGGCGTTAGAACTTAAACCTATTTCATCAATGACAGATGAAGATGCTAAAAAATTAGGATTTAGAGATTGTGATCACTTCAATTTTGATGCTAATCCTGATGCTTGGAAGGATGAATTAAGATTATTAGGCTATGCTGTAGATTGGGTAAACTTATCAATTGAAAAGCAAATTGCATTCGGATGGTTAAAATTAAAAACTAATTAAATGGAAAAAATAGCAATCATAGACATCGAAACAACCGGATTTCTAAAAGCGGGCGGAAAGATTGTTGAAGTTGGAATTGTTGAACTTGATTTGTCAAACGGAAATAAGAAAATCATTTTTGATCAGGTTACGCACGAAAAAGGAATTACCAGAGCTGAGGTTGAAAACTCTTGGATCGTAAAAAATTCAAGTCTCACTGTAGAAGATGTCCGAACCTCGAAATGTCTGGATATTCTCAAGCCTGAAATTCAGCAGATCCTGCACGCTTACAAATTCGGTTGTACAGCCTTCAATAATACTTTTGACTTTGGATTTATGGAACATCGAGGCTTTGTATTCCCGAAGAAATTGGACTGCCCGATGAAGCTCTCAACCAACATTTGCCAACTGACAGGCAACAGAGGTTTCAAATGGCCGAAAGTTCCTGAAGCTTACGAATTCTTTTTCGGTAAAACTGGTTACATCGAATCTCACAGAGGTGCTGATGATGCTTTTCACGAAGCGGATATTGTTTATGAACTATTTAAAAGAGGAGTTTTTAAAATTTAATTTTATGAAAGCATTATCAATAAAACAGCCTTGGGCAAGTATCATTGCTTACGGAATTAAAGACATTGAAAACAGAACTTGGAAAACAAATTTCAGAGGTAGGATTTTCATTCATGCATCGGCAAAAATTGTCGAAGAAGTTGATTTTACAACACAACAAACTGCTTTGCTTTTTGAAAATGGAATTTGGCATCCTGACAGAGGGTTTACAGAGGAATTAAATATCACATCAGCCATTATTGGCGAAGTTATTATTGTTGACTGCGTGATTAATCATGAGAGTATTTGGGCTGATAAAACATTTATGTATGAATGTGATGAAACTGGAGAAGAGCCAATTGGCAAACCAATCTATAATTGGGTTTTAGAAAATGCAATTCTCTACGACAAACCTATTTTTAATGTGAAAGGAAAGCTTTCTTTTTGGAATTTTGAAAAATAAAATATGACAGAATTTTCAGTATTAGCAATATGCGCATCCTGTGTAATAATCACATGGACTATATGTGAAACAATCGAAAAAATTAAAAAAAACAAAAAATAATTATGAAAGAATTTAATCAAGAAGAAAGTGAAGAATTACAGCGAATGATGACCGCTAAAGCTTCACTAACAGAAAATCCGTTCCACTCAGGCAAAAAACAGAGAAAGTGTAACAATGCTAAAAGACCCAAATCACGTAAAAAGAAAAGATAATTATGAAAAAATACAGCTTCTGTCCAAAATGCCAGATAGGACTTAATTCGCAGGAAATGCAATTAGGATTTTGCCAAAACTGCAAGAATAGTTGGGAAGATGAAGATGCCGAAGAGGATTTGTATGATGAAGAGTTGCAACGACAATCAGATGACGATATTAATGAAATGAATGATTGGTAATTTAAGCTGACATCTTACTGTCTAAAAAACAATTTAAAATAGGTAATTATACGCAAGTTTACACTGGCATGTTAAAAAATTAAGTCTGCCAATAATTTGACAGACTTATTAAATAATTCATATATTTGCATTGTCTCTAATCTCAACGGACGTATAGAATTTAAAGTATTTAGATAGCAAATCTTGATAAAATTTGTAAAATTCACTGTTGTTAGTTAATGAAAAAACCACTATGAACAACAAAAAAGTAAAACAATTAAACACTTAAGACATTTCTTTTTAAGAAATTGCTAAAAATAATTGAATTAGTGAATACTATCTATATACAAAATAAGTCCTCCCTATCCCGATAAGGAGGACTTTAATTATCCCATCGGATAATGCCTAGAGTAAGCAGGGGGTTGCTTCGCCAATAGGTTCAACAAATCCTCCATTAATTCTATACATATGGCTAAACAAGAGATTAGAGACGGTGTATTATGTGAATTAATCTTCAGAAAAAGTCGAGTTATCAACGGCAAGAAGATTTTCTACAGAAGACCATTCCCTATGTGGGTTCCTGTTGAGAAATAGGGTAATTTGAATTAAACAGGGAGTCAGTCGGGGGCTCTTTCTTTTTTTTACTTCAACATCTTTTTATTTTCCTCTAAAAAATAAGACCTCCTTTTCGACAGAAGATATAATTCTCTAAATTTGGATAATGATCACAAGAGAAGAATATTTAAAAGCATTAGAAACTGTAAGAAAATACAGAGAGCAGGTAGAATCTAAAATACATGATTCTGCCGGTTTGCCGGATGCTGAAAAATTTCTTTCTGAGTACGACATTCCATACAGACTGCGTAAAGTTTTAGGAGAAATCTACCTATTCGAAATTAGCAAAGATTTTAAAAATCAAAACTGGGAAAGCTGCTATAAGTTGATTAAAATTTCAGATTTGAAAACCGAACCATTCATTTTAGAAAACATCCTCAAATGGCGAGGTATGGGTGGTCAACTTAAATTTGAAGTAAAGAAAATTTATAAGTCGTTAGGTACTTCATAAAAATTAAAGCGGCACCAGTGGTACCGCTTTAATTTAATCTGCATTGTAGTAAAAAGTATTATTCGAATCAAGATTAATTTTTTTTAAAATTTCTTTTCCTACTTCGGGATTGAACTCGACATAATTTGAGTAAACCATACCTTCATTGCTTTCATCGGTACCATGTGTATATTCAAGTTCTGATAATTCGTCATAATTGATTCCTAACAAATCTGCTAATTCTCTATCAGCTCTTTCCTGATTTAAATCATCTAATTGTTGATTGCTCATATTTATTTATTTTCACATAATTAGGAAAAAAATATAACTCAAGATTCAGTATTTATACGGATAATTTTACTTTTATATTTTGTACATTAGTGAATAGTATTAACTTATATGATCATGTGGATTGTATCCTTTAGTCAAAGGTTCTGGTACTATAGAATCGTAGTTATAATTTTTTAAGATATCGTATCTTTCCAATAAGACTTTAAAGTAGGAATCTTTATAATATAAAATTCTATAAAATATCATCAACTTTTCATGTTCAGATAACTGGCTTCTTAAAATTGATGTATATCTTTCCTTAAGATTAAAAGTTAGTATGTCAGATTCATCAATATATTTGATTATCTCATACAAATTACTGTAATAATGATCCAAATGATAATTAAGTGGCAGATAATACCTTAGATAAACTCTGGAAAAATTATTTCCTTCACTATCTAATTTCTCGTAAATAACAGAAAATAAGTACAAAAACACACCTCTTGCTTTTTCCACTGTTGTTGAATTGTGTGTTAATTGCATTGAGTTAACAATTTCGTGATGAACATTAATCATATTGAAGAAAGTAGTTTCAAAATTTTGTGTAGACATTACCTTATTTTGTCTATCCAGCTCCTTCTGTTGATCATTTATATCCTGCCTCTGTAAAAGTATAGTTATGATAAGAAAAACAAATGACAATCCTGTGAATAAAGCATTAGAAGCTCCAAACATATCCCCAAAAACTCCTGGTTCGACATCTCCAGTCTTTTTTAAAGAACTGGCATACATGTAATTACAATATAGAACAATTGCCATAAAAACAGCAGACCCACACCCTATCAGCAGTAAAACTCTATTATTAATCCTCATAAATTATTAGTTTACACAAATATAACAAAAAGCCACCTACAGCAGATGGCTTACTTTTTTAGAAATCCAATTACAATTTCTTTTCCGTTCTCGTCTTTTTTATAAATAGTTTCCATTTCGCTTTTCTTTGTTGAATAAAATAAATCACGAATATCTACATCTAACACCTCAGCTATTTGTTTTAACGTCTCTGGTTTTGGAAACGTATTTCCTTTATTAATGTTTGATATAGTGGTCGGTGTAACACCTATTAAAACTGCTAAATCTTTACTTTCAATACCTTTTTCATTTAAGACTTCTTTTAATCTAAGTAACTCCATTCCTTTTTTTACAAATATACGAAATCAAAACATTGTTTTGATAAACAACAATGCAATCAAAATTAAATTTGGATTTAATCAAATTAATATTTAGATTTGCACATACAAAATCAAAACATCGTTAAGATTAATCAATAATTTAGAAAAATGAAAATATCAGCAAATGAAGAATCAGAATTTACCGCTGTTGAAAAAAAGGTAATTAAAAGCTTTTCAATAACATTCAGAAGATTCGGTAAAAAAGGTGGCAAATACACAAAAGAGAGATTTTGGATTACATCACATAATAATATAACCGGTGATATTCAAACATTAAAAGCTTTGAAACTAGAAGACCTAATTAATATCGTTTCTCAAGCTAAAAAACTAATAAAACAAGCAGATTCAAAAATAAAATAACATGAAAGAAGACAAAATCAACTTAAGTAAAATGCGGGCAGACGCTTACTGGGCTTATCTCGAATTTTGTGAAGCAACAAGCGAGGTGCCTCGAAAAGAAATTTACAACCAGATAAAAACATGTAGTGACGATCAGGCTTTAGATCGACTTACGATATGGATTGAAAATAATCATTCAAAGTTTGAGAAGATGATGCTGCAAAATGCCGAAGTTAAAAAGAAAGGTTTTTGGTCCCGAATATTTAAATTTTAAGAGATGAAAAAAGTAACTGTAATTTTCAAAGATTCAAAGTATAACTATGATACCTCGGTAAATGGACAACAAACCGATGAGCAAATTCAACGGTATTTTATCGGTAAACATTTCAACTTTGGTACTGATGAAAATGAGAATTTTCAACTTTGTATTACTGTTAAAATAGCGTAATACATGTAAGTAACTCAGGCTGTTTTCTCTTTGAAAACCTTCTGGGTTACTCTACTTTTGTCAGTGTGTTAGAGGCAAATACCATACAAAAATACAAGTCAAAAAAGCTTAGTTGGTTAATTGAAAAAGCTCAAGAATTAGTTAATGCTTACGTGAGAAAAAGAGATTCAATTAATGAATTTGGTGACTTTATTTGTATTTCATGTGGGGTAAGAAAGCCGAAAAACCAGTGCAACGCAGGTCACTTCTATAACCGGGGTAATTTTGGCAGTGTAAGGTATAATTTAGACAATATTCATGCTCAGTGTATTTACTGCAACATGCATTTGCACGCTAACTTAATTCCTTATCAAAAGAACCTCATCAAAAAGATCGGTCAGGCAAGATTTGACAACTTAGAAATGATGGCATACGCAAGAGGTTTCAAACATGATAGATTTATGCTAATTGACATAATTGAAAAATATAAAAACGCGGGGTAGAGCAGAGGTTAGCTTGTCACTTTGACTTGGTGAAGGTCGTTGGTTCGAATCCAGCCCCCGCTACAAATTAAATTAAGAAATGAAAACATTAACTCTACAAATCAAAAAAGATTTTCTTGATCAAATTCTTTCCGGTAAAAAGAAAGAAGAATTCCGAGAAATCAGACCAAATAATTCAAAAAAGTACATCGAGTATTTTAATGCTGAAGGTGATGAAGATGTTAAACCTAAACAGGTAGACCGTATTCAGTTTTTTAACGGTTATAAAGCTGACAGACCTGAAGTCATCATTGAGGTAAAAGCTGCTGAAATTGAGTATATCGTTGATGAAGATGGTGAGTTTATAGAGTATGAAGAGAATGGAGAAATGTATTTGACAGCTCAAATGGTTTATTCCCTCGGTAAAGTAGTTTCAAAGAAAAATATATAATTGTTTAACCCTAAAATTTTAAAGCTGAGTCAGAAGTACAATTAAAAATCTAATTAACAGAGTTACAGGTGTAAGTACTGTAAGAACAAGAGTGAATCGTGGTAAAGTTGAACGAGGCAAGCAAGCCGGGTTCGGTACCAGAGATCAAAAAAGAAGAGACATAAGGGTTGCCTTTGGTCTCGCAGGTGGTTAATATGAATCATCTACAACATTCAAAAGAGGTTATTAACACGATCAAGGAAAGGGCTGATCGTGTTATCCTTTTTTATTCAGCAGGCAAAGACAGCATTGCTTTACTTGATTTATTGAGTAAAGAATTTAAAGAGGTGGTGTGTGTCTTCATGTACTTCGTGAAAGATCTTGAGCACATCAACCGATTTATAGAATTCTCAAAGAAGAAATATGATAACGTCACATTCGAAGAAGTTCCACACTGGACACTGACTAAAATTCATAAGTACGGTTTATTCTGCCAGCCTCGAAAAATACGCCAACTAAAATTCGCTGATACAATCAACGCCATTAAAATTCGCACAGGTCTAAAGTACGCATTTATTGGAGAGAAGAAAGCCGACAACATGGCCAGAAACATCAAACTTCGTCAATATGAGTTAGAGGCAATTTCCACAACCAACAACGTCTACCCTCTTAGTTTATGGAAAGATGCTGATGTTATCGACTACATAAAACGAAACAATTTACCTCAACCTATCAAATACGGAAATAAGCGAAGCAATGGAGTTAATTTCGATATTGATGTTTATGTCTATCTAAGGAAATATTACCCGAATGATTTAAAGAAAATTTTAAACGCCTATCCCCTATCAGAAAAATTACTAATTGATTATGACGAAAAAAATTAAAGAAAGTGAAACGGTTATTGTAAAACGTAGCCAGATCAAAGAAGCACCTTACAATCCTAAGCATCACAGTAAAGAACAGGTTGACCAGATTAAGAGAAATTTTAAGAAGGTTGGTTTTTTAGGTGGTATCATATGGAATGAACGAAGCTCAAACTGTGTGGATGGACATAAGAGATTGCAAGCAATGGATATCATCTACAAATATGATGGTACACCAGATTCAGACTATGATGTAAAAGTTGAAAAAACAGATCTCGACGAAAAAACAGAAATAGAACAAAATATTTTCCAAACAAAGTCACGTACTGATTTCGATGATGAGCTTTTAAGAATCCTTGTTCCTGATATTGATTACACTGCTGCAGGTTTAACTGATTACGATCTTGAATATTTGGGAGTAGACTTTAATGCAGATACAGCTAATGAGGTCCTTCAGGATGTTGAAGATTTTTATCAACCGGTAAAAGACCAAAAAGAAATTGAGAAAGCTGTTAAACAAGAGCTGACTGATGATGAGAAAATTCAACAGGTTAAAGATGTTAAGAAAAACATCGAGGAAAGATCAATTGAGAAGGTTCAAAACATGGACGCTTATGTTACACTTTCATTTGATACAGGTAAAGCAAAAGAAGCCTTCATGATGAGATTTGATTTTGATCCGGAACTAAAAATGATCAAAGGTGAAAGGCTTTCAGAAATGGTAGAACGAATAGATTAAAAAGTAAAAATATGTCCGAAGAAAACAAACTTGGCCGACCAACAAAATACGATCCTAACTATCACGATAAAAAGGTTGTTGGTTTTTGCCTCCTTGGTCTAACCGATGAGCAAATGGCGGGCATTTTTGAAATTGCTGTCTCAACATTCTATGAATGGAAGTTAGCTTATCCTGATTTTTCGGAGGCCATAAAAAAGGGAAAAGAAGAAGCTGATGTTAAGGTCGCTGCATCATTGTTCAAAAGAGCTACCGGGCATAAAGAAAAAAGAACTATTCCGATCAAGCTCCGAACGACTGTAAACGGTGAAGGTTCCACTGAAAGAGTTGAGTTGATTGAAGTCGAAGATTATTTCCCACCAGATACCGGTGCTCAGATTTTCTGGTTAAAGAACCGAAATCCTCAGATGTGGCGTGACAAAAAAGAAATTGATTTAAATGATGCTTCCACGATAACAGGTGTTACACTGATTGACGATGATGACGAAAACGAAACTTCCGAATAAGAAATTAGCGATACCAAAGAAAAAGATTGCTCCCAAGTTCCGGGACGCTTTTATTCGGTTTCATCGTTACATGATATTTTTCGGAGGAAGAGGTGGTTCAAAGTCAACACACATTGCAATCTTACTTTTATCCCGAATGATGACCGATGAATACATGTATTTGGTGTATTGTCGTAAATGGTCTGCACACATTAAAGATTCACAGTTCAAAATATTTCAGGATTGTGTCAAAATGATGGGATGGGAGAATGAGTTCAAGTTTAATCAAAGTGATTATTCCTTTGTTTGTCTCAGAAATGGAAACAGAGCGATTGCAAAAGGTCTCGATGATAATAATAAAACAAAGTCTATTGCTGAGCCAACTCATATATGGGCTGAGGAAGCAGATCAAATGACCTTTGATGATTTTGACACGCTTAATAAATCTTTAAGATCACCTAAAACTCAAAACAGTTTTATTCTTTCCTTTAACACGTTCATCAATGAGTTGCACTGGATCAGAAAAACAATATTTGATAAAGAAAGACTCTATGAACTATCAGAGCAGTTCCTTAATCTGGACACATACCTGAACCATTCTACTTATTTGGATAATCCATTTATCAATCAGGAAGAATACAAACAGACGTTGTTAATGGATAATGGAGGAAACGAAGCAAAAATTGCTTCTGACTTGAAAGGTCTTTGGGGACAGATGCCAAATGAGGATCCTTGGTTGTATGCTTATGATAAAGAAAAGCATGTTCGGGAAATACCATTTATACCGTCCTACCCTATTTATCTCAGCTTTGACTTTAATAAAAATCCGATGACTGTAAAAATGTTTCAGATGTCACCACAAAAAGGATTGCCTGACAGTTTTATTCACATGATTGATGAGATGGAAGGAAATGTCGTGCTGCGGGAATTCTGTGAAAGAATCAAAGCAAAGTACCCGTTCAGTCCTTTCTTTGTCACCGGTGACAGTTCTGGCAAAAAACAAGGAGAGGTCGGATATGAAAGTAAACATGACAGTGCATATTCTATGATAAAAAAACATTTAGGTTTATCTGATGCTCAGATGCACCCGAACGGATATAATTTAACATACGAAAACAGCCGTATTCTAATGAATCAAATGTTTTATAACTATCCTCATCTATTCATACATCCGAGGTGTAAAGGAACTATCAACGATTGTGAAGTTGCAACCATCGACGAAAAGTCAATGAATGTACATGAACTGAAAAAAGATAGAGGAACATTTGCAATGGACCACTTCGACAACATGAGATATTTCTTCCAGAAGTATTTCCAAGAATTCGCAAGATCAAATTATCACGCAACAAAATAAATTAAGAAAATGACATACCAAGACAATCCAGAATTTAAATTAGACTTTGAAAGTAAGATGTTTGACGTTAATGGAAATACTTTAGTAGATGGCGCCGAACCTTTACGATATTATTCCTATGTCAACATTTCAAATTATCACATGTCCAGGTACATCGCTGCCAATGCTCAAAATCAATATTCTGCAGCAGGAATAACACCTGAAGTTATTAACGCAATCTGTGACAAAATGATTCAATCGGTAAATGATAGAAAAATAACTGATGTCGCTATTCTCGCAAACAATCTGAAGTATAGAACCAAATATCCAGTCGACGAACATGCCAGCCTTCGTATGGCCATGATCTATACTTTTGTCGAACGAGAGCAAGCAGATAAATGCGAAAATCATTGGACTGAATGGAAACTTCAAAAGATTCTGGCTGAACCCGAAGCTTACAGTTTTTTTTTGCCCATAGGAATGGAACTTACACCGGCATACAGCGAATTCTTACAGGAAATTTCCGAGAGTTCTTTAAGTCAGAGGCAAACAATGCTCCAGACGATGTCATTAAACATGTCGGAACAAAAATAAAAGAAATGTACAATCACTATAACGGTTTAGCATTGAAGCTTGCCGACGGTGACCAGCAAAAAGCTGATTATATCCTGAATTGCTCAGTCTATGAGTTCTATTTCCGTTACAGAAATATTCAAGAATTTATTACATGGAAAAATGAAAACTCAAAGCCTAAGTCTTCATAAAGCTGTAAGTAACTCGCTTACTTTTATCTTCTTATACCGCAATTCCTGCGGTATTTTTGCTGTATGGCAGATGATATTTTAGACATCATCCACAGAATAGCATTTGACGTTGATGATGCCAACCTCGACAGACTTACAGCGCAACTCCGCAGACAAACCGAGACTATTAATCATCTTGGTCAGAGACAGGCACGTTTAGCTCAAGCATATGACCGGACTTCCTCTTCTGAAATAGACCGTCGCCGTCGAATTGCATCCTTGATGGAGCGAAATAATACTTTGCTTCAAACAAATTCAAGGAGTCTCGAAAATAATGTACTTAACAACCGACACTTAAATGACCAACTCACAAGAGAGATTGGTCTTATCGGTACCATCAATGCTCGTCTTGATCTTCTTCATAGACGTCGTAGAGAAGCAACGTCGGAAACAGACGTAAGAAGATATTCACAGCTCATCACACGTGAACAAAGTAGACTTGACAGTTTAAATAGAGTTCCTAGAAATAGAGCTGCTGGATTCCTAGGTAATTTAGGCCAGTTAGCAGGTGCTGGTTCTGCAATTTCTTCGCTACTTCCTGTCGTGGGCGGTGCGCTTTCTATCGCATCATTAGGACAACAGATATTTGAAGTGACAAAGCGTTTTGAAGGATACAGCCAAACATTAAAAAATGCTTATGGTTCATCCGTTAAGGCTCAAGGCGCATTCGACAAAATACAGCAATTTGCTGCTAAAACTCCTTACGGTGTTGACGAACTTACAGCATCATTCATTAAGCTTAAAAACAGAGGCTTTGATCCAACTACTGAGGAATTGACAAAAATGGGAGACCTTGCAGCCTCGCAAGGAAAATCATTTGATCAATATGTTGAAGCCCTACTCGATGCACAAACTGGTGAATACGAGCGATTGAAAGAATTCGGTATCAAAGCCAAAACTAGCGGTGATATGGTTACTTTCAGTTTCAAAGGCATTGAAAAGCAAGTTAAAAAAACAGATCAAGAAGCAATCAGAAACGCTATCATATCCTTTGGTGAGTTGAAAGGCGTTGTTGGTGGTATGGCGGGTCAGGCTACTACTTTAGAAGGAAAACTTTCAAACATGGGTGACACTTGGGATTCCGTGATGTACAACATGGGTAAAAGTGGTAAGGGTTTCATGTCAGATATGATTGATTTGGCTAATGAACTCTTGTCTGCATTTAATGACATGATTGAGAAAAGCCCCGCACAACAATTACGTGAGGAACAACAAGAGGTCAATAATTTATTCAGCGCAATCGCTTCCCTGAACAGCGAAAACCAATCTCGAAATATTCTTATTGCTGAATTAAATGCAAAATATCCACAGTTGGTCGCCAATCTTAATTTGGAGAATAAAACATCTGCAGATATCCTATACACGTTACAAGGAATTAACAAAGCATATGAGCGTAGAATTTCTTTAGCGCAACAAACTTCTATTAAGGAAAATATAGCCAAGAAGCAAGGTAAGATATTCGCTGATACAGCTGAGGATTTAAGTGATCCTTCATTCCTTGCTGCATTGAGACAAACTGGATATTTAGACGATTTTCAAAAAGCAGCAGGAAACTTAAAAAGACAACGAGAAATTGTTGCAGAAGCTAAAAAGGCAGTCGGTAAATTCGGTGCTTTCGAATCTTTTAAAAATCCCTTTGATGGAGGACATGAAGATACTCTGAGTTTTAGTATTAGTTTAAATTCAGCCAGTAAAGCTTTAGATAAATTATTAGTAGAAATCCCTTCATTAACTAAGCAGCAACAATTAGCTGAGCAGGGCATTTCCACTATCAAATCAAATAATCAAAAAATATTTGATTTGATGTACGATAAGATAAAACGAGAAGGTGGAATTATGGAAGACGGAGCTATTAAACAAGGGTTTGATCTGCGTAAGTCATTAGGTCTTGTTGGTTCCGGAGATTTTGTTGCTATGTTCGACGAATATGCGCCAGATATTAAAGTTCCGATAAAACCAACTGAAGATAAAAAGAAAGAAAAGAAGGGTAAATCTCCTTTAGCTAAAGCTTTCGAAGAGATTGAGAATGAAAAGAAACTCCGCACCGAACTTGAGAACAAGCGAAAAGCAGATGCTGAAGAACGATATCGTAAAGACTACGAAATTGATCAGAATAAGTTCCGACTTGATTTACGTTTAGCCAAAAACAAGGAAAGTCATGAAAAGGTTCTTGCAAATATTGAAATTGATACTTCCAAGAAAAAAGCTGTTGCATTACAAACTAAAAAAGGTGAACCAGGTGAAAAAGCCAAATTCGCTGCCAATTTAGCTGGAGAAAACGCAAACATTTCCCAATCAAAAGCTAAACTCGCAGAAATCGCAAACGAAATCAGTGACGGTGCTAAAAAAGAGATTGAGGAAGCTATAAAAAATTTCAATGAATTAAATGATCAGCTGTATTCTCTGCGTGACCAGACTTTCGAAAATGAATTGGCTCAGTTAGAAGATCATCAAAACAAACGTCTTGAAACTTATAGAAAACAGCGAGAGCAACTTACTAAGCAAATTGTTGCTCATGAAGAGCAAGGTAATATAATTGTTGTTGGTCAACTCAAATCTAATTTACTAAAACAGCATCATTTAGAATATTCTGACACATTACGATACAATGATCGAATAAGACGACTTAAAATTGACGAATTCAATAGAAGAGTTGATAAGGAAGCAGAATTACAAATCAGAGCATTAACAGCATGGACTGATTTAAAAAAGCTTGAATTCGGATATAAAGTTCAGCAAAACGAAAAGCAGGATAAAGCCGAAATTCAGCGGTTAGAAAAAATAGGTAAGGAAAAGGATGTTCTAATTAGAAAACAGGAAACAGCAGCGCTTTATATCCAATATAATGCTGCCAATAAAAAACTTGGTAAGCTTGTAGCTGATGGGAAATCAACTAGGGAGGAAATCGATAAACAACAGAATGCAGTTGATGATTTGGCTAGACAAATTAAGGATAAATGGGGCGAAAGAATGGAGGTGCCTGCATTTGGTAAAATTGGAAAAGCAATAAAAACCCTTAAAAAAGATTTTGCTGATGGCAAAATGGATGATGAGCAATATTCGGAAAGATTAAAGGAATTGCAAGCTGCAAGGGTTAGAGGTTATAATGACATGGCTCAACAAGCGGCTCAGTCTGCTGAGATGATTGTTTCTGCATTTGAGCAACAAGCAGAAAGAGAAATTGAGATACGACAAAGAAGAGTTGATCAAACAAGAGAAATTGCAGATCGTGGAAATGCCGAAGCTCTACAAGAAGAAGAACGAAGGTTGGATAAAGCTGTTAAAACGAGACAGCGATTTGCAAAACAGCAGATTGGTATCAATCTATTAATGCAAGCCTCAGCAATTGCCTTAGCGATTGCAGAAGCTGCAGCTGCGTCTGGCGGTATCGGGGCTCCAATAGGTATTGCCATTGTCTTAGCTGCATTGGCTACAGGTTTTGCAGCAGTAAAAGGTTTTCAGCAAGATACTCCTGCATTTAAAGATGGTGTTATTGGATTCAACGGTAAAGGAACCGGTACTTCCGACAGTAATTTAGTAAGGATCTCAAACGGTGAAAGTGTTATTACTGCCGAAGCGACAGCGAAAAACAAAGCAATTCTTGAGGAAATCAATGCTGGTAAGGTATTTAAACCTTTAGAGTTCAATCCGGGTAAAATTCAACCAATTAATTCTGCAAATTCAGAATCCTATGATTTTTCAAGGCTAGAAAATAAAATTGAAAGACTTGAGAATGCTATTAAAGAAAGAACCCCAAACAGTATTTCAATCGACAGAAATGGATTTATGGCAATGACAGAGGAAATTAACACGCTAAATAGAAAAAGAAGTAATCTATGAAAATGAGAATATTCCTGAAGAAGTTGCAGATGTATCATCAGAATATTTCTCAACCGATATATTACACAGGAACAAATCCGAATACGTTGCAGATTGTCAACGGTTTAATTCCAGATAATGACTGGATTGAGTTCACTGAAGATTCCGACAATCTTGATAAGCTAAATTTGTCATGGAGACTTAGGGAAAATGGTGCTGAAGCAAAATCGACATCGAACTTAGAAAAAGGATCTAGCGATCAAATCACCTTCGTCAATAAAGCATACATCTATATAAAAGAATGGCTTAATGATCATGTTTCGGCTGCATTAAACGGCATCGAAGTTAGATTACAAGTTGATGGAGGTGTATTTTCAGATTTCATTATCAAAAATGATGGTTTGAGCTACTGTGATGATGACACATGTACCATTGATTTAATGTTGAAGCAAAAAGATGATGTTTATACATGTATTCAAACTACTCTTATTGCCGACAATCATTCTGGAATGTTTTCCGGATCCTACCAACACCCAAGAATAGCATACTGCGATGAGTTTCGTCCTTCATGGTTGTTAACCGTTTTATGGTCGTGGATGGCTATTCAGGGCGTGGTAACTCAAATTACTTACACGAGCTTATATCCTGTAATTTGGCTAATAATCACCATAATCAATGCGATTATTGCAGTTCTCAGAACATTAGGATTTAAGAAGATCAAAAAGATCGACAAACCTATTCGGCCTGATGAGTTGTGGGACAGAATGAAAGAAGATATGATCATGGCGGGTGGTTGTGGCAGAGAACATCCTGCGCCATTAGTTCGCGACTACATTTCAAATGTTTGCTCAAAATGCGGTGTTAAAGTTGGGGCGCAATCAATACCGCTTTTTTATGATCCTTCATCAGATTATTACAACATGGTGATGATGTCTGCCGAAGTGAAAAAAGGTGTTAAATATGAGGATGCAACAACGTATTGGATTGATGATAATAAACCTTTGTGGACATTGGACATGTTTCTCAATGAGCTGAAGCCAGTTTTTAATGCAAAATGGTATATCAAAAATAATACTCTTTACTTCGCAAGAAAAGACTTTGATCAGTACAATGATTACATTTTTGACTTTACAGGAAATGATAGATCATTAATTGTTGAAGGTATCTGTTATACTTGGAATGAGGAAAAGAAAAGAGCTTATGCAAATTGTGGTTACACAACCGACGCTTTCGACAACATGTCGATGGACGCAAAAAGCCGATTTAATGATATTGTTGAGTGGAATAATCCAGTAAATCCAATGCTAGAAGGTGAGTCAAATAAGATTGTCAACTCATTCGCTGCAGCACGATTCCGTCAAGATGGAATACTGAAAGATTACATTGCTGAATCATTAAAATACATTTGGATAGCAGCTGCGATATCCGGAGGTTTGGCAAACCTGCTTCTTGTTCCTTTGAGAAATAAAATGAGAGAGTACAAATATAACCTCATCATTCAAAACGACACTCTGACAATGCCCAAGCTTTTGATTTGGGACGGTGAAAGTAAAAGATCTGCAAAGGTAAAATGGAACTATCAGTTTAATGTCAATATGCCCCCGGTAAACGGGGTTAATAATCCAACAGGGATTAATTATAAAGGCATTCACCAGTTTGATTACGATTATGATGATTATTACAACGAAAATAACAAGCTCATTAACTATCCTTTAGCCTTTGATGCTAATTTCACGGGCAATCTATATGATCGGTTTCATCAAATCGATGATCCTCGTGTCAATCCTCCGATGAATAAAAACTTTGAATTAAAAATTCAGCTTTGTACTCCGGAACTTATAAGACTAGGTGTTTTCGATGGTTCTTCAGATATCGCAATAGGTAGGAAAGTGAAACTAAATGCGGGTCAATTTTACAAAGAAGGCACAATTGAAGAAATAGAATTGAGCTTCGATGCTTCAGATAAATTAGGTAGATGGATTAAAATAAAAGGTACAGCATAATGATATTATTAAACAACTTATCACAATTACAACAGTATAATCTCGCTTACAAAGAGCAATTGTACTTCCAGCCAATTGTGTTACCTTCAGATATTTGCTTACAGGGATTTCTTCCAAAACAAATTCAAAATAACTACTCTATCGAAGTTCACTTAATGAGCTACGACGGAGATGAATTTATTGCAGATCTTACAGATTCCTTTAAAGTACTTTTTGCGGTGTCAAATGCTAACCAGAATTACTTCAATATTCAATTAAAGGATTTTGATCAAATTGATAAAGAAAACATCGAACTATTCCTTTTAAAAGTTATTGTACGAAATAACGGATTGCTTTTATATTCAAAAATTACCGAGCCTTACCGCAAACTGAAAACATCAAAAATCTGTTACGGTGTTATTGATGACTTTGCTATGATGATTATTAGTAAAGCGGGTTTTATCAAGATAAATAGTGAAACCTTTCAATTTGGTCAAGGTCTTCAAGATTCAGGTTTTGAAATTGATTACAATGAAGGAAATTATTATTTATACGTTGATTGTCTTGATACCGTACAGGTAGGATATTGTTATAAAGGTGAAGATGTGAAAATTGACCTACCACTCATCGCAACTGAATTCTTGCAAGAAAACGGATGTCAACTTCCATTAATAAGACTTTCCGCCACCTACAACTGTTTTGACAATGTCAAAAACGCTTATTACGGAGATCCGAAAACTCTTTTGAATTATCCCGGAAATGATCAAACCTTGATTCATCAAAATAGCTTTTACATTCAAGGACAATTACAAATACAGCCATCGGAAATTAAAAGAAATATTACATTCTTAGGCAAACCTCAAAGAACCGAAAATATTGAAAAGCTTAGTGTTTTTGGATTAGAGGTTTTTCCTGACTGGAAAATGAGAGAAATTGAAAGTATTCTTTCTGGTCGTAGAATATTTGTTGATGGCATTGAGTACATATACAGAGGAGCAAAATCCTTTACTCGGGATGAAATACAAGGCTCTAACTCGTGGATATTCAAAACAGAACTAGAGAATGCTCCTAAAGTAAATGACTTTACCTGTATTGAAGATTGCATAACGAATTGTTACTATTTCGTAATTACTTCCGGCACAAAGGATCAAGATTATTACAGAGAGGATAAGAGCAAAATCGGAGATACTTATCAGGAATTGATAGACTATTTTAATTCTCTGAATGATATTATTTCTGTAACAGATGTTGACACATCAACAATCGGATGTCATATAGTAGCTGCTATAAAAATTGATTCATTTGGCTATGTTCCAAGTTTTATTTATTATAAAATGCCACTCAACGAATATAGAATTTTTGTAAAATTTGATGACTGTAAAAATCCAATCAAATTATGTGATGGCATGACTAATTGTGCCTCATTACCTTCAGGTATTACATCAACATACTCAACATTTAGAGGTTGTGCCTTACTACCTTCTCTTATTACTAGCAGCTCTGAAATTGAAAGGCCTTATCAACCGTTCAGGTACACCGTTTTGGAGGAAAGATGGAATGATGTCAATTATTATGATTTTAGAAGATACCCAGATGGTACAGTCGAATTAAACTTCCAAGCAATGGGTCCAGAGGATTTCTATGATTTAATTGATGAGTATGTATTAAGATTAGATACTCCGGGAGTGCCAACAACAGTAGTTAATGAAGATTACGAAAATGTGTCTATTTACATAGACCTAGAAGGAAATCTTTTTGTGACTGGAAATACAACAAATAACATGTTGACTTTTAAATTAACTTATAAAATATAATTATGCCTAAAAACTGGAATATATCAGTAGGAAGCCCCGTTCTTACGCAGGGCATGTCTTTCTTTGTAAGATATCGTAAGAAAACAGAACAAACCTGGACTAATTTTTTACCAAATCCAACTACAAACAATTTCACTATCACCAATCTTGATGATAAATCAGATTATGAGCTGGAAATAAGTACGATTTGTCAAAGTGGAGACGTAAGTCTTCCTGTATATTATACTGATTCAACAACAAAACCGTCCGTCACAGTTAGGTGGATGGATAATCAAGGCATCGAGGATAGGATTTGTACGCAGAATGCTTGTAATTTTATTATTGAAATAGTAAAAGCGGATCCGGATAATGTTATTACGGAAACAAAAGTTTTAAAAAGCACTGATAATGGACAAACATGGTCAACTTTCATTGCAAATCAGATAGGAAATTCTTTATCAGATAGCGTTTCATCTATAGGAACTACTAAATATAAAATTGTAGTATCAGACTCTTTTGGAAATACCTACGAATCAAATGTCTTAAGCTATAAACGTGCAGACATGGTCGAAGTAGAAGCTGCACCCAATGTTTATATTACAATATATAAACCCGATTCAGGAAGTCATTATGTTGGTCAGCTTAAATTTGATGGTCTTATTGCGACTGCAAACGGATCAAACATAATAAAGGTTGAGTTATACGTAAGATTCCGCTCTATTGGTGCGGGTATTTGGTTTGAGCGAACCGAAACTCACACTGTTGGAAATCCTCAACCATCAATATCATTAAACAAACAATTTATTTATGGATTTAAGGAACCGAGTAAATACATCGGTACCAGAGACTGGAACGGGGCTGACAGTGTAAATGTTCAATTGAAAATTTATACATCTTCAGGTGAGGTGAAAATAGTTTCACCAAACAGTGTAGCGTTTCCTTGGTATAGCAACTATAATCAAGCGATCCTATAACATGTAAGTAACTCAAGTAGTTATTTCTTTCAATACCGCATATCCTGCGGTATTTTTGTTTGATAACAATATTATAACCTATGGCAACAATTACACCTACGGATTGCACTGATTTTGATCTACAGGAAAAAGAAAGCAATTGCGAATTAGAAGAGAGAGATGTAAACATCCGCTCTATTGGTTTTTATAAAGCCAGCACAGTTCTACCCGACCCACTGACAGAAGATGCTTTGAAAGAGCTTATTGTTCCTACTGATCCTGCAACGACTAAACCCGGATTAGTTTTTAGTAATGAATTGGCTAACGTAACTCTCGCAGATCCTCAAGTAACAGAAAGAAAACTTTCAGATAGTAGACCACCTGCTGAATTTGTAGAAAGCAGGGAGATCACTTTCCAAGATAGAATTGCTGTTACCATCACTGAAGCGTCAAAAACTGTTTTTAAGGATTACGAATTCTGGAAAGACAAAAGGGATCATTCGACTCTTTTAAATTATGTTCTTGTTATGTCTGACGGACGTATCATAGTTCCTAGACAGAAAAACTCTGCAGCGGGCATGCCTGCTACTTTTAGTGTTTTCTTGAACTATGAAGCAAAAACACAAGGCGGAGCTTTTGAATTCAAGCAAGGCAAAATTAAATTCTTAGGAGATCCTTTAGACTTTGTTCAACCAGACATTAATCTAAATGATATTCCAGAAATTAAAGGCAAATGGTAATCTAAAAAAGATTTATGAATCTTTCTGAAGTTCTTACTTTTATCAACGATAACAAAACACCCGACACCAAAAAGGAGGTCGGGGTGTTTTTATCTGTATCTCTACACACAAAAGGTGTAAGACCAAAATTTAAACTTGATAGAGGCGGAATGTTATTTGATAATCAAGACTTTATCGATGATTATCAACAAATATTTGATAATTATCTATTATCAAGGCATCCACGAGAAAGTGAAGTTACTCGAAATTGGAGACTATCACAATACAAGCCATTTACAAGAGATCCGTTCTTGCAAATCACCGATATTATCAAAGGCGCAATTTTTAACGATGGTCAATATACGATTCAACTTCCTAACAAAAATGATGATGAGTATATTTGGTCTAAATCATTTCTTGAATTTGATTTGATTGGTCTATTTTCAAACAGAATTTTAAGTTTGATGCTTGAAGATCCTAATGGATATATCGTCCGAATTCCATCAAAACCAAGTTACGAAACAACAGGCGAAGTTCAGATCAATGTTGATTACGTTTGCATAAAGGATGTTATTAGAAAGCCAAGCACTGGTGATTTTATATTTTATAGTAGAGATCGCAAATTTATTTATTGGATTAATTCCAATGTGATTATTCGATTCATTAAAGATGAGCAGTCCGGTAAATGGAAACTTGAAAATGAGAATGGATATTTCGCACATTTATTAGGTCGTATTCCTGCGAACATCTTAGGAGGTCGCTATGAAACAGACGGCTATTATTCATCATTTTTAAACAAAGCTGTGCCAGTTGCTGACGAATATGTTTCAAACTATTCTGCTAAACAAATGATCGACAAGGAGGCTTCACATCCTTATATTCAGCAAATGAACATCGAATGTATTGAGTGTGACGGAGAAGGAAAAAAACAGGTACCATGCCCAATTGATGATTTACATCCTACCGGAGTTACTCTTGAAAAATGTCCTAAATGTAAAGGCCGAAAATATATCAGCATAAATCCAGCTGATCGCTTCGAGGTTTCTAAAGAAGACATGGATAAACCGGCTATTAGAATTATAAATCCGGATGTATCAATAAACACTTATCATCAAGAAAATACTGACAAATTATTTCAAAAAATATTAGATGCGCTTAATCTAACTTTAATCAGGGAAGCGCAAAGCGGTGCAGCTAAAGTTGTTGACCAAGAAAAACTATATCAGTTCATATCTGGTATTTCTACTCACATTTTTGACAACCTCATTTACAATACGATAAAGGATATTATCAGTTATAGAAATGTCCGGGTCAATAATGGAGTCACACTTCCAACTGATTATGAATTCACATTCGTGAAACCTCAACAGTTTAATATTAAAACTGCAATGGATTTGTTGAATGAAATTAACGAGACCCAAACCGCTAACCTTCCCATATTCATTCGAAGAAAGATGATCGGTGAGTTTGTTGACAAGCGTTTCAGCTCCGATGATGTGATGCAAAAGAAATCAAAATTCATCATTTTAAATGATCCTCTATTTGCTTTCTCAACTGCTGAACTTGCACAAATGCAAACAATATCTTCAGAGCAAATTCAATTCTCGCAAACTCTTCCAATGATTCTTGATAAAATAGAGGTCGATCTAGGTCAGAACTTTATTTTGGAAAAATCATTCGATGAGATTAGAACTAAAGTTGATGAGCTGTTCAAGCCTATACCTGTAAGTAACTCAAGCAAAAAAGACGAGGATGTCGTAACTCAATAATTTATTTTTACAAGTGATTATTTATCATAAAAATCTTTAAATCATGGCTAAACAAACCCAACCAAAAGCTCAGACTCAGGATTCTAAAAAAGCCCCTGAAACAACTGCTAATGCTACGCCCAATACTCCAGAATTACAGACGGATGCATTTGGTGGAGATTTAGCACAGACTATAAAAGCAGAACCTGAAACAACTGCTAATGAGGACATTCATAATCCTTATAGTAAACAAATCATATCAGAAAATGAAGATATCAAAGCTACCGAAATTATAGAGCCTGTAAAAACAGAAACGCTTGCACCGTATTTTGATAATCCTCTAGTAACTGATGTGATTCAACCAACTATTCATGACGAACCTATTAAACCAACTTTGACAGATCAGGTTGTTTACGAAGATTTCTCTAAGGACAGCACTGTAAAAGTGAAAAACGTAAATGGCGTGGTCGTTAATTTGAGCGGAACTGCTGCAAAGATTCTTAAAAACCTTGACGCAACTACTAAAATCGTGAAGTAATGGCCAAACAGACGCAGGAAACTGAAAAAAAAACAGTGGAAGAAAATCCAGTTCTAGAAGTTAAGGATTTTGTTTCATCTCCAACAAAATCAAAATCTTTACCTGTTTTAAAACGTGGTGAAATTTTGATTTCAGAAGCTGATGAAAGTGGTAAAGAAGTCAATCATTTCATCAGTAATCAAAAAACATTCGATGACTTCTACAGTAAGAACAAGAAATTTTCAATTAAAAAAAAATAAGAAATGAAATTAACACAAGCAAACCTAATCAAACTATTATCATCCCTAGGACTACAGGATGTACAAGTTGTGGAGGATGAGAAAGATGCAGATCAGTTCAATGGTGATGAAATCATCAACGGTTTTCTCGAAACTAAAAAGCCAGTTTTCATGCAGAACTTTGAAAGTGAAATTCTTCCTGAAAGACTAAAAGCTGAAGCTGGAAAGTTTGGAGGAAATCTAAAAAATAACATTAAAAAACTTTCAAACGGTCTGATTAAAGACAGTGACTTAGCAGGTAAATCAGATGCTGAAGTTTTGCAGATTTTTGCTGAATTCTTGAACAAAGACAAAGATGCTTCAACTGAAGATCTGCGTAATCAGATGAAAACTCTTTCTGAAAGTCAACAATCTACGATTGATAAACTTAAAGAAGAATATGAAGGAAAGTTATCAGGAAAAGATAAAGAATTTGACAGTTTCCATATCGAGTCTTATCTAGGAAAACTAGTTAACGAACTTCCTTTAATTGGTGAAGATCCTGCTGTTAAAATCGGAGCCTTAAAAAGTAACATTGAATCAAACTATTCTCCAGTATGGAACCGTGAGAAAAAAGAGCTTGAATTGAGAGAAAAGCAAAATCCTGAAAGATTTGCACAGCTTAACGAAAACACTCTTTTAACTCCAAAAACATACGCCGAAAACTTCTTCAAAGGATTAGGTATGGTCAAGACAGATATGTCGAAAGAAAATGCTACTGATCATGTTGACAAAGGAAACGGCGCAGGAAATAGTACTGATTTTCAAAATAGAACAGATATGCCATTCGCCAGTGTAGTTGCTGGAATTGAAGGGAAATAATACCGTGTGAATAGAGGAACAATGAGAGGTTCAAATCCTCTCCGGTGTTCAAATGTTGGCGATAGTCGGAAACGCCATAAAAACTTGACATGTAGGATTTAAGGTATCCTAAATAACCTTTAGAAATTTAATTATTAATCAAAAAAAATTCTAAAGATGTCATTCGCTAATGCCCATCAGTCCATTCAAAGGACTATAGTAAACTACGCTAAAACCAATTATCTAAATCCTGCTCTACTAGCTATTTTGTTAGCTGCAAGACAGAACAATAGAATCACTGCTGAAGATACTGGCCGAGAAGCCGGTAAAAAAAGAAAGTTGATTTTAAACTATTTACCTCCTGTATGTGCTTCTACTGGATCTTGTGCTACAAACTTATGTGATGTTGACGGAAATGAAGTTGAACCGTTGCAAAAAGATTTCCTAGTAGGAAAATGTACAGCTTCAAATGTTATCAAAATTACATTGGATAATAACAGAAACTTAGACAATGTAACTCTATCTGAGTGGCATTTAGGTGTTTTTGCAAACGAAATGCAAGCCGCGAGAAATAAACTTGCTCTAGAAGTTTTAACAGTTCTAGCTGCCAACGTTGGTAAGTTCCCTGACGGAATTGCTACCGTGAAAAAAGCTATTCTGGCAGACCCTAAAACTGGTGCATTTTCTCCACTTGGAAAAGCTTTGATCGAGAAAGTGTTTCTTGATACACAGATGACAAATACACCAATGGTTATCGGAGGGGATAGTGTTTTCGTTGCACAATCTATGCAGTCAGCTGGAGGTATAGATCAAAACGGTGTAAATAGAGGTGCTGCAACTTCATTGAATAACTATTTTTATGATGGTTTGATCAATCAAGTATTCGCAGGTGGTGAAAACCTAATCGCATTTGACCCGTCTATGTTCAAGTTCGTAACATGGAATAGAAATGCAGGAAGATTCGCAACCGATGACCGTGATTTCAATCCACAAACAGCTTTCCAAAATAAAGACACATTCTACAAAGGTTCTATTGTTGATCCTGTGACTGGTCTATTGTGGGATTTAAACGCAAAATTCGACGACTGTACAGATACTTGGAAGTATCAATTCAAATTAGAATGGGATATGTTCTTTATGCCGGCTGATTCTTGTACGAAGCCTGGCGTTAATGGAATCTTCCATTTTGAAGGTTGTGAGTTGATTGAGCCAACTTGTCCTGTAGCAGTTTAAAAATATCATCCATTAGGAAGATGCTTATTTCTTAATTTCCCTTTCCTCGTTATTCGGGGAAAGGTTTTAAAAAAAATTCAATGAGCCAGATTTGTCTTGAAGGTATAGTTTCAGTTAGAGATGTTTGCGCAGAACAGTTTATCAATAGTTCGAGCGGATATGATCTTATGGACGCTCCCGAAATCGATATCGTACGAATTAATGATATTGCAAATGCAGAATATAATACAGGGCTTAAGATTTTAAAAAACTGCGTAAGATTAGCTTTGAGAGATATTGAAACCGATTTTATATCAGTTTTATCCGCAAATAAAATATCAGTAACTAATAACTCATACGATGTCATTACAGGTAATTTTTCAGCACAAAATATCAACAATGCTTCAGGCCAAAAGGGAATTGTTATTCACAAACAAGGCAATTCGGGTGTAAAGAAGATCAGGCTAAAAAAAATAAGAATCTACCCGGTAAATGATCACCCATCTGCACAATTAAAATTTATTGACAGTGGAAAAGAATCGGTTCTAAACATTGCACTGATCGGCGGGAAGGTAAACGAGTTTGCTACTGATTATTTTGTTGAAGGTAGCGATGTAAAAATCCTTTTAGAAGGTGTTCAGACTTATTCAAGTGAACTTACATGTCTTTTAGGTTGTAACGGCACCATTCCTAATGATTGTGGTTATGTTAAAGGTTGGAACGGATCCTCTGAAACTCAAAGAGAAGGTTTTGGAATAAATGCAGTTTTCTCATGTGAATGCGATTATTCCCAGATACTTTGTCAACAATCAAAAAACTTTGTCGGTTTACTGATTTGGCTGAAATCCAGAATTTATGCTCTCGAAGAAAGAATTAACAGCTCCAGAATCAATCCATTTATTATCTACGGTCAAGAAGATGCTAAAAGCCAAAGGATAGAACTTTTAAATGAATACAATTCTAAATGGAATGTTTTCATTGAAACAATTCCAAATTTAATTACTAAAAATGATGATTGCTTTGTTTGCAATAAATCAAAAATAGTTACCAATGTCTAATGGTTATGAAAAATTAATACGAAAGTACGAACAATACAAAAAAGATCTTCCTGACATTTTGGAAGATAAAATTTTAGATGAAACTGCAGCAGAACTTGAAAGAAAATTTCGAAAGAGAATTTTCACAGATGGATTAGATTCTGACGGAAATATTATTGCTCAAAGTTACAGCACTAAACCTACAATTGTTAAACAAGATGTATTTATAAAGCCTTCAGCATTCAAGGGAACAAAAACGATGAAGCTTGAATATGGATATAAAGAATTGCGAGATATACAAGGTTTAAAAACCGACAAGGTTAATTTGGATTATTCAGGAGACTTAAAACGTAGCCTGAGAGTTGCAAGAAGCGAAAAATCTGTTGTCATCGGGATCAACGAAAAGCGAAATCTTGACAAAGTTCAAAATTTGGAAAAAAAATATCAAACAAAAATATTCGCATTCAGCAAGAAGGAAATTCAGGATCATATTCAAAACATTATTAAAAAACTGAGAAGTGCTCAAAGAGATTATTTCTATGGAGGATAAGATTAAAAAATATTTATTGAATGAACTGCCTTTTCTTAACGCAGGATTCACGGGTATTTTCCTTGATAACATCACAGGCAAACTAATCAGTTATTATGGTGACGAAGTTGGAATTTCGGACAAAAACGGAGCTTTTTTCTATTTGCGTGAAAATGGTGAGGAGACTTATAAAACAATCAATATTTCAGCACCTAAAACCTTAGAAACTTCTCAAGATTTTAAACTCATTATGTATGCTAGGGATTTGAATGTTGCTGATGTAAAAAAATGCGTTTTGAATGTTCTTTGGAGTTTTAAGGAAAAAAACTCAACTCCAATTTCTGTCATTTCAAGTTCTACAAACATCGGTAAAATAATTCTGACAGAATATCCAAAATTGAAAGCTGAAGATCGATTGTCAATTCTGAAAAACCTAAAATTTGGCAGCCTACTTTCGTTTGACATCCGAATAATAGGGAAAATCACAGTCAATAATTGCGAATGTAAAATATGTACAACATGCTAAAATGTGATGAATTTATAGGTTGTTATGGTAGTTGCGATCAAAGTATTCCAACTGGAATAATCGCAGACTTTACTGGTGAAATCATTATTGAATTCACCTTCAATAATGCAAAGAAAAAGATTGTTTCAAATGCAATTCAAAATGAGGAAATAAAGATTCCTAACGATTTCACGCCCGGAGTTATTCACTGCGTTGAATTGAAAAAAACGGACAAAACAAAAATTAAAAACTTATCATTTAAAATTTACAGCGAATGTTTATAGTTACCACTTTAATGTTCATAATAGGCAATGCTGCATTAGCATTTATCCTTTACATGTCAATTCAGAAAGATCAGATTTTCGATTTGCTTTTCAAATGGCAAAATATGTTGAGAAAATTTGACGTAGCAGGGACAACAAATAAACTGATTTTATATAAAATTCTTGGTGGTTGTTTGTTGTGTTTTTCTCATTTCTTAAGCTTCTTGGGGTTTTGGCTCTATCTGCTTTTTATCCTTGAATTGAATGCAGGATTTCCCACATTTTGGATGTGGATCATTATCTATTTAGTTTATGTTCCAACATCCACAACTTTAAGTTTATATATACATAAGTTACTGAAATGAAAGTAAAGATTCTTTTAAGTGGCTTCATCATGGATATCAGTCTTGTTCCGGATGACACAGGTATCGAAGTAATCGAGGGAATATTTACCGGAAAAATTTTTAACAGTACAGATCTAAAAAGAATAAATAATAATCAAAATTTCAATTGCTAAATAATGAGTTCTGAAGCAGCTATTAACCCCGACGGATCACCGTCAGTACCAACGCTATTTGTTGTTACTCAAGAGGGAGTAGCAAAGAAATATGATTGGGAAGATCTGAAAATATACATTAATCAATCCAGTCATTTTAACTCATCAATCAAGAATAATTCAACATTTACCGGACTTCAAAATAATATAAATAAAACCTTCACTCTTCCTGATATTTTTATAATTAACAGCACAAGGGTTTATGTAAACGGAATTAGACAAAAGATAGGAATAAATAATGACTACGTTGAAAACAACAATACGATTATACTTAATATTCCACCTGAACCAACAGATAATTTAATAATTGACTATATAAAACAATAAATAATGTCTACAACACTCATAAAAAAAAGACAGATTGAAAATCTGAAAATTGTCAATGCTGACATAGATTCAGCAGCTGCAATTGATACAAGTAAATTAGCTGAAGGATCTGATTTCATTAAAAAAACAGGGACTGTAACGTTTACAGGAGATCAATCGATGGGCGGAAACAAATTAACAAATTTGGGAGCCCCTTCAAATCCAGATGACGCAGTTCGATTGGTCGATCTACAAAATAATCAAGCAGGATTGTCATTTAAAGATGCTGCAAGAGTTGCTACTACTGCAAACATTACACTATCTGGCGCACAAACAATTGACGGTGTTTCTGTTGTTGCAGGAAACAGAGTTTTGGTAAAGAATCAGACCGCGGGCGCTGCGAATGGTATTTACGTTGCAGCAACTGGAGCATGGACTAGAGCTAGCGATGCTGATACTGCAGAAGAATTAAAAAGCGGAACTTTTATACTTATTCAAGAAGGTACTGTTAATGCCGATAGTGGCTGGGTGCTTTCAACCGATGGCGCTATTACAATTGGATCAACCGTACTAACTTTCGCACAATTCTCTGGTGCTGGTCAGATTTCAGCAGGTACCGGTATGGTGAAAAATGGGAACACGCTTGATGTAGTTGGTACTGCTGGCCGAATCGTTGCAAATGCTGATAATATTGATTTAGCCACAACTGGTGTTACTGCTGGAACATATACCAAAACTACAGTAGATGCATATGGACGTGTTACAGCTGGAACAACAGCTACTCCAGCAGATATCGGAGCACAACCTTCTAATGCTAATTTAACAAACTTAGCATCATTTAGCGGACCCGGTTTTTATGTGAACACTTCCACAAATTCAAATGTTGCCAGATCGATTGCTGGAACTGCTGGAAGAATTGGCATTACAAACGGAAATGGTGTTGCTGGTAATCCAACAATAGATTTATTGACATCAGGTGTCGCTGTAGGAACATATAATAATGTAACTGTAGACGCATATGGTAGAGTTACTTCTGCAAGTAATATTGCCGTCATGAATCCTTCTAATTACATTGTTAGAGAGTCGCCATCAGGATTAGTTAATGGTACGAATGCGGTGTTTTCTTTAGCTAATGTTCCGTTAGCTGGAAAGGAAATGATTTATTTAAACGGCCAATTGTTAGAACCTGGTACTGGTAATGATTATACTATTTCTGGTGCAACAATAACAATGTTAACTATTCCGGTAGTTGGAGATATTATTAGAGCAACTTATTATTATTAAACTATTATGGCTAAAAGTCAATTAACAGGAAGTCAAATTAAGGATGGAACCATTACCCGTGATGATATCAATATAACTACTACAGGAAAAGCAGTAGTAGCAAAATTAATAGACGGTAATAATGGAATAAAAATCGATACTCAAACTGGAATTGATAGTGGTACTGGAGATGTATCATTAAAAATTGATTTGAACTATTTAGATACAAAATACCCTTCATTACTTTCGCCAAAATCACAAAACTTATTTTTTGCAAGTCCCGCTGTTGGATCTGGAAATCCAACATTTAGAGCTTTAGTTGCTGGAGATATTCCTAATCACACTCACACTTTCGCTTCATTAGCATCAAAGCCAACAACATTGGCTGGTTATGGAGTTACTGATGCTGTATCTTACGGTGATACTCTAATGCCTTCGAATGCATTTGGTGGAAAAAAATTGTTTATCAACTCGATAGATAATGCAATGTATGCAGCAGATAAGAAATGGGATGTACAGGTGACTCTACATATGAAAATTCATAATTCCGAGTCATACCCGAAAGTAAATCCTGATTGGGTCGAGCAGTATTCATTAAGCACTACAGATAATAAAACTTTTACCATTACCAATAATGTTGCTAAGCCACCGCAAGTTGTAGTTTATTCAGGTACAACACTTTGCACAGATGTGTCTTCTAATCCAGTTGGGGCTTTACAGTTTACCTATAATGCTACAACAGGAACAATAGTATTCGGTGCGGTGGCAACATCTGTTCAGGTTTATCCTGAATATAATACGCCAAAAGACTTGGATTCCCCTGTAGTGCAAACATTGAATGCAGCGTTGCCGTTCAATGGTTCTTACGAAAACGGAGTTACAGCAGGTAGCGAGCATTATATGAAAGTTAGAATAACACCTAAGGCGACCAGCAGAACAGCTTTTAACCAGCTTATTGCCTATCCTTATGGCTCTATATATTTGTCATATTATTATAATTTAACACCTGATAAATCAGAATTAAGAGTATATAATAGAAATTTTCAAAGCCACGGTGTTGGATGGAAAAAGCTAAATTTCGCTGATTACATTGGTAATAACGGACTAACAGCCAATGTACAATCAGCTACAGACGAAGGGAATTATGGTCGATCCATCATGGAAGTAATTATCTACGGACATAATAATCATAACACTCAATTATCACAGATAGATTGGAAACTTACAAGACAAGACCTATCATCTACAGGATCAACCGTAACTAAATTCGGAGTTAATAAATTGTATTACGATTTAAAATTCGGTGACGCTGATACTGATAAAGTAGTAATATCACCTTTAGGGAATATCACCTCTGAAAAATTTGTAAAAACAGGTGGAACAGCGGTTCAATTTTTAAAAGCTGATGGTTCTATAGATTCTAATAGTTATTTAACTCAATCAAGTCTAAACACTCAATTAGCAGGTTATGCAACATTAAACGGTGTACAGACTTTCACGAATACTATTACTTTTAACCAAAGCCCTTTAATACCTTGGGGAACTTTAGCATATCATGCTGTCAATTTAGGGCAATTAGCGGATTATGTAGATAATAGTACTAATGACATTTTTACTTATGTTTCTGCTAATTATATGGGTAAAAACCAAATTGCTAGTACAACAGTTTTAGGAGGTGTAAAAGTCGGAGCAAACTTAACTATTGACGGAACAGGAATTTTATCTGCAACTAATACAAATACAACTTATACAGCAGGGAATGGATTGACATTGACCGGAACCGTTTTCAGTTTGCCCATTACGGTAAATGGTTCTGGTAATTATATCACAGATGTTACTCAAAATGCTAATGGAATTACAGTTACAAAAGGAACTTTACCAACATACGTTACTCAAGCAAGTTTAACTACGCAATTAGCAACTAAAATCAATGCTTTAGATAACGCTGTAGGAATAGGTTTTATTGGAGGCTCACCAGATAGTCCTTACATTAGAAACAGCATTGGCTTTGATTCAAACTTGGCGACTACAAGTTGGACATCAAGTAATTTTGTTACTTTTTTCAGTAATCAAATTATTACCGGAATTAAAACTTATACGGCATCTCCAAAAGTTCCTTTTGCTTCACAACCTGACGATGCTGTGCCTTTTGGTCAGGCAGAAGAAATCGCACAGGCACGAGTAAATGATACGTTCGCCGAGGTGATTTATAAGAATAGCGCAAATGATTTGACTTTTGATTTTGATGATTTTCCAAATGTTCGATTCGCAACAATTACCTGTAAAGGAAACAATTTTCAAAACATTCGTGTCGAAAATATGCCACGAGGCGCAACCTTAAGAATATTGAACGGCTCAGCTTCTTTAAGTCCAATAATTTATTTTGATGGCGGAAGCAATGTTACAAGTCTTGGGAGTGCTACTTGGGTAGAATTTTACAGAGATCAAGACAGTGACATTTTCAAAAATAATGTTAACGGAACCAATATAATTTAACAATATAAATTATGATTTTAGAATTTTTAAAAGAAGATTACGCTGCGATAACTATGAAATTAATAGTTATAGGTATTCTTTGGTGCGCCGTATTATTGGCGATGATTATTGATTTCTTTTTTGGAATTAGAAAAGCCAAACAAGTAGGTGAAGTAAGAAGTTCTGAAGGCTATAAAAGGAGTGTTTCGAAGTTTAATCAATATTTTGGAATGCTTGTTTTTGCATTTATTTTCGATGCAATAGTACCAATATCATATTTTTTTGAGTTTCCAATTTCAGCAATTCCGGTTGTCTCATTATTGGCTGCAGTTGCTTTAGTTTTTACAGAAGCAAAGTCTGTACATGAAAAAGGTGATGAGAAGCAAAGGAGAAAATTAGATGCTTCAATGATTCAGGTTCTTGAGATTCTAGAAAAAAAAGAAGATGTTCTACAAGAACTATTATCTAACTACAAAAAACAAGCAAATGAAAGCGTTAATGATAATGTTGGCAGCCCTTCTAATGATGGGCTGCAAAACTAAGCAGGTCTTAAAAAACTCAGAAATTCAAAAAGAATTTATCAAAGTTGATTCTAAAAAAGACAGCATTCAGAATGAAAGCAAAAGCCAGGAGAAAGAAGTTATTTCTGAAAAAAAGTCAACCGATCTAAAAAAAGAATCACAGACAGAAATTAACATTGTTGGTACGTCTGAGATTGATAAGCCGCTTGAAATCTTCAACATTGAAAACGGTGATACTTTGCAAAGTTTTAAAGTTACCGGGAACGCGAATGTTATCTTCAGATCAAAAGCTTTGAAATCAATTGAAGTAAAAACTGAAAAAAAATCAGAATCGTTAGTTGAAAAGTTCAAGCAATTTTCCGAAAACATTGTTGAAGAAAATAATGTTAAAGAGCGATTCAAGGAAGTAAAAAATAAAACAAAGGAAATAAAGGTTAAAGGCTTGCAAGCAGGGCTATGGATTTTAATCACATTCGTTCTGATATTTTTAATCTTCATCTTTTTCATCTATAAATATTTTAAAAAATGAAAAATACAGACCCTTTAGCGAAGCACCCATTAAGTGCAAAATATCAAAATTTGTTTACAAAATTTGCTGTGAATACTCCTTTAAGACTAGCTCATTTTTTCGGTCAGGCGGCACACGAAAGCAATTTAAAACCGAGAGTGGAAAATCTAAATTATTCAGTTGAAGCTCTTCTTTCTAAATTTGGGAGACATAGAATTTCTGAGGTTGATGCACGAAAGTTAGGAAGAATCAGAACACAATTAGCTAACCAAGAAATGCTTGCAAATATTTTATATGGTGGTTCTTGGGGTTTAAAGAACCTCGGAAATAAAACTTTTGGTGATGGCTGGAAGTATCGGGGCCGGGGAATTTTTCAGATAACTGGATTATCAAATTATTGGGGACTTACAAAATATGTTCAGGAAGTTTTAGGATTAAATGTTGATTATGTTGAAAATCCAGATCTTCTATTGAATGAAGCTGACTCTTTAATTGCAGCGCTTTGGTATTGGCAAATGAAAAAATTAAACTCTTATGCTGACAAAGATCAAGGACTGAAAATTTCACGAGGGATTAATATCGGAAATCCTGACACCGAAAAGATACCGAATCATGCTGAAGACAGAAAAGTAAAAACAGAAAAGTTTAAAAAGGTTTTCTCTTAAATTTATGATAAAAAGAGTATCTAATTAATACTCTTTTTTAGTAGTAGTAATCCACTTGATATAAATAATAAAATTTATTAATTTTGAGAAAAAACTAAATGAATCAATTTTCTACAAGTGACTGGATAGGAATTATAGGTATTGTTGTTTCAGTGATTTTAGCGTTTGCATTTTGGCAAAGGATTAGAAGAAAAACCATAATCTTAATTATAAGAAAGAATTATGCAGTTAATACGATTAAACCCTCTGGATTTAGTCCGCTGAAAGTATTAATTGATAATCATGAAATTTCAAATTTTCTATATTATTTATCTGGAACATTTATAGTAACTGGAGACGGTGATATTTCACCAGATGACATTGTAGTTCCTTTGAATATAAAAATAAAGGATATTGATGGAATATGGAGAAAATATAAAGTAACAAATAAAACCAGCCTTTTGAACTGCAATCTTGAGCACGATTCATCTGTACTTAATTTTAAAGTAGATAATTTAATGAGTTCAGATTTCATAACGTTTGATGCATTTTACGAAGCAAATCAAGTTGGATACATTGCTCAGCAGAGAATTTTAAATGTAAATAAAGAAGTACTTATTTTAGCTGAAAATAAAGTTAAAGATTACTGGGGAATGCTTATTTTATCAATATTTGTTCTAACTCTATTTACTTCGATGATAGTTTTTACTAATGAAAATCTTGCTGATAGAATATTTAAACCTAAATATACAAAATCTACTGAGGTTGTTGTGAGAACTAAAGAAGACTCATTGAGAAGGAAGACATATAGATACGAAAAACTTTACATTATAAATAACAAAAGACTGGAGGACGATAAGGTGCTCGTCAAAAATAAAAAACTTAATGAGAGGAAAAATAAGTTAAGAAAAAAATCTGAATTAAAACTACTAGATAGCATACAAGCTAGTAAACCATATTATTTTTCTAGAAGTAGTGATAGTTTAAATATAGTATACCACGATTCTCTCTATTATCATGACCGAAGTTCACTCGATGATATAGCCGAAAAGATCATTCTCAAACTTGTTAAACAAAATACAGAAATAGCTGATGATGATGTCTACAAAATTAATGATAGTATAAATATTTCATTTATCAAAAGGTCATCTTTTTTTAATCCTGATGAACAAACAGAAAAAAACATTTTTCTAATAATAGCTATTTTTATATATATATGTTTTATAACTATGGGTGGAATTGCCATTTATTATATCCGTTTAATGTCAAAATATAGAAAAATTTATGTAGCAAACACCCCAAGATAGATAATTGATATATATAGATTAAAAACATCTGTAGACATTCATTAAAATTAAAATATGGCAGAACACATTTCATTCATATAAGTTTTAACAAGCCTCGCGATTGCGGGGTTGTTTTTTTACGTCAAGATTTGTCGTTCTATACGTTTATATTTGTAGAATTATTAAATTTACTTTATGGGTTATAAAGATTGGAAAATGAATATTAAATTTCTCACAGAAAAAATGTGGAAATATTGGGGTGCATCCGACAGAAACGAGACGGAAAAAAAGGAAGTTTTACGAAAAGAGTTTTTTGAAATGTTCGATAAGCTTGAAGGTCCGGAAGAAAACTTTCATCATGTTCAAGAAATCAGGGCTAAAATAGTTCGAGATATGGATGCTAATGAATGTAACTCAATTGAAGCTACAAGTTACATAAGACATTTAGTGATATTTGGATATGGGTAAAATATCTACTTATCATTTTCTCCGAGAGGTTGCGAATCTTTATCTTTTATGTAAGGCGAATCAACTAATTCAGCTTTTTTACACAAAAGATGCGTGAAGTACGACTTAGCTCCAGTTTTAGGTTCTGTGAAAATTTCACTTTCCATCTTGATATTGAGAATCCATGATTCCCACTTTTTCATTTCCAAATAAAACGGACTGAATAAACATTTGACTTCAAAATGCTGGTTTTTATCATCACCGTAAAACTCCACTATAATTTTTTTATCTGAAGGTTTTACATCTTCTCGAATAATAGCCTTTAGTTTCATTTTTTCTCTTTTACAGCTTTTTGAATATCTAATGAAATCATGGGTCGACACAATTGCTTGTTCACTACTCTATCTCTCAGTTTAGCTTTGTCATTAAAGTTTCTTGAAATATTTTTATATATTTTTAAATAATCATCTTTTACCTCAGTCTCCTGATAAAAAAATGGTTTTATTGATACACAGTTATCATGCTCAAATATTGTATTAAGAAGAGTTCTATCCGAATTACCACATGAATGACCTAAGACATAGACTTGAAACAATCCCGAATTAACCAATTCAAGTAACCGCTTGTAATTATTGGTATTAGCGTAATTAATAGATTTTACATTATCTAAAAAATGATTATTATTTAGCTTTTCAATTTCTTTATAACTATCATCAAGCTCATCACCATACCCAAAAATTATAGGATTATTTTCAGAATTTAGTTGACCATGAATGTGTATTACGGAATCATCATTTTCCTCGTCTAAATAGTTATCTTCAATATTAGTATAATTGAATGTCAAGAAATTTATAGGCATATAAATATCATTAGTTATACTTTTATTTCGAAGATATTTAAACAAATATTTCTTGTCAAATTCAAAATTGATATGGTCTTTCAAAATCTCTTTTTCAAATTTAGTCAGGTAATAAGGATCAATATTTTTGTCAGGTTCAGGACCAATAAAAGGTTTTATCCTGCCATATATTTCGTCTGTTATTTGACTTAGTCCATTTTCAGATAAATCATTTAAAAATAAATCCTCCCTAATAATTGATTTTACTGCTGTAATAATTTGCCTGTTAATAATTGTTTCGTCAACAACTTTAGTCAAATACTTTTCAAGTAAATCTTTAACTTTTTCAAAATCTTTATTTAATTTAACTATATCTTGCTGTCTTGTACGTATTGGCGGTTTACAGAATAGTAATTCATTATAATAAGCTGTTTCTACATCTACCCAATCCCATTTCAAAAGGTGCTTTGACAGTTTAAAGAAAAAATTGTTTAATTTTTTATGTGAGTCTGTATAAGTAGTTAAATATGCTATAAATTCTTTGTGATCCTTAAAATAACTTTTAGGAATTTCCTTAATCGTCTCAAATTCTTCGCATTTGTACAATTCCCCACGTAAATTGTAATAATCAGTAAAAGATTTCATCCAATAATTATGCATAAAATCCCAATACGATGTAGGGATACCATGTGCAAGATCAAATCCATTACCAATCAATATAATTCTATTAATCATAGCTTAAGTTTTTACAAATATAAACAAAGTATCATTTTCCAGACTTCGGTAATATCTTTTAAAAGAAAAAGGAATCATTTTTGACTCCTTAATTTTTTGGCAACATAATCATCCTCGCATTTGGTCCCATTCTGATTGCAATTTTCTTTTCATCAACCAAACGTTTTATGAATGAGTTCCTATCTTCGATTGACATTTTTAGAATATGGTCAAAGTCACCAAAACCATTTCCATTATTCCCGCCTGTTTCATCATGCTTTTTCGTAACTATCTCTAGTATCTGCCTTTCTAACTCTTCATTTTCCATTTCTCAAAGATATAACTGTTATCGATTAATATCTAAACCTAGATAAAAAAAGTCTGTAGGATTTATTTCTTTACCTTCCTTTGCTATAAATGTAATTCTACAGTTCTCATAAGAAAGTCTCTCAATTTTAATATCGTAAATTGTTCTCAATCCTATCCCAGAAGTATTATACTTCAAAGCTTTTATTACTTCTAAAATAAGGCTCGCCTGCGATTCAATTTTGAACTCTTTCATAACTCAAAAATAATGTTCAAAATCAAATTTATAAAACGGAAAACCGTAAAGGAAAATAATCATTCCAAGAATTCTGAATAATCTTCAGCAAGTTCAGCATCAATATCTCTAAGATAAGCTTTTAAAGCTTTCAAGGTGCTATGGCCTGTAATTCTCATCAATAAATCATAAGTTTCAAGCTCTGTACGTTCTTTTCTAAGTTCCCGGAATAGCTTTGTAATAAATGTATGTCTAAACGAATAAAGTGTATATTCTTCACCCAAACCTAACTTATCTTTTATTTTTTTAAATTCTCCAGAGAAATAATCACGACGATTCATTTCATTAGTTTCAATTCCTTTATCATTAGTTTTAAAAACAAGATCCCTTGGATTTCCAAATTTTAGATTTTGAAGACTGTTTAACATGATTGATGGAATTAATTTTGTTTTCAGCGGCTTGTTCTTAGTTTTAACCTGAAGAAATGGAGGATTATCATGTATTTTTAAATCTTCGAACTTTAATCGTGCTACTTCAATTGGTCTCAAAATATTATAGCTTATAAATTGGACAAATAAAAATAATCGTTCGTCCTTTGACACTTCATTAAATAGTTCGTTTAATTGTGCCTTGGAATAAGATTTATTTTTTTCAGGCTTACTTACTTGATTATCGATATCCTTAATAAAATTTTCTGATATCAGATCATTCTTCTTTAAAATTTCAAAAAATGATGAAAGAACGACTTTATGATTATTATGTGTTTTCCCAGAATTCTTCAGAATAATTTCGTTCATGTAATTTTGAACATACTTTTTAGAAAATTCATCAGAACGATAAACATCAAGGCCATGTTTTTCAAGATATTTAACAAATTGATTTTTCTTAGATCTATAATCTGGAATTGAAGTATCAGATAAAGTTGCAGCTTTTAATTCATAAGCCCATTCAATAGCTTCTTTAATAGTATACTTTTCCTTAACCTCAGAATCCGAGTATGGAGAGTATCCATTTTTCAATAATTCAGTTAAGTTTTTAGAGATTAATTTTAACCTCTTCATTCGGTCAGCAACAGTATTGTAATCCCGATTTACGTTCATATAAATTGGATTTTGACGTTGCATTTTTCCAGTAATTGGATTTAAGTATGAATAGTACACATACCATCTTTGGGAAAGGTCGAAGTCTTTTCCTCCATGATATATTTTAGGCAACTTGTATGGAACGACAGACATATCAGTATTGTATTCGTTACTGTATTCGCTTATTAAAGTTTCAAGTAATGATGACAT